TTTTGACGTTGCGGTCTGCGTTGCGCAGCCACTCGTAGCCGGAGGGCAGGCCGGGGATTCCGGTGGGCGTTTCTTTGGCTCCGGCGCTGGAGGTGGGGCCGGGGCCGCCGACGTAGGTTTCGATTTTGCGGGCGAGTGGAGCTTTCTCTACCCAATACTCGATTCCTAACTGGATGCCGCGTGCGAACATTTTGGCGCGAGAGGAGAGGGTTTCGGTCTCTGTCTCGGTCTCGTCGATGTAGTAGATGTATTCTTTTTTGTAGTCCACGCGGGACATGAGTTTCCACTTATCGATGGCGGCGATGTCCTCGCTGGTGAGTTTGTAGGCTCCGGAACCGTCGATGGAAAAATCTGGGTGCTCGTAGAGCGAGCGCTGGACGTCCTGCCAATCCACCTCGGTGGTGGTTTGTTGTTTCTCCCCGAAGGTGGCTTCTCCGCCCTCGAATTTGAGTTCGACGATGACCGTGAGTATTGCCCAGTCGGTGCCCTCGAGGGGATCGAGGCGGCTGTCGATGACGATGCCGTAGTAGCTCCCCCAGGTGGAATAGGTCTCTGGCGAGTTGCTGCGGAGGTCGGAGGCTAGGCCGACGTATTCCAGCTCGGTGCGGTAGGCGGAATCACTCACGGACTCCCTGGGGAATCCGTGGCGCATGCGTGAGGCTAGATCGGCGGCGGACATGGTTTAGAACGTTGCGGTGAGAGGGCTGTTGGCCATGCGTTTGAGGAGGTCGCGCATCTCGCTGAGGAGGGCGGTTTGGCGGTCCTCCTTCGGGTTGCTGGTGGGGACGGCATCGAGCGAGAGGCCACGGCGTTGGTATTCGTTTACGTCGCGCTCTGCGATGGGTGCGGACGGTGTGGCGGTGCGCATGGCGGAGGCGATGGCGGCGCTGAGGGATTCCTGCGGTTTGTCCGGCGTGACGGGGCCGGGGGTGAATGCGGTGCCCTCGCTGAGTGCTGCAATCTTCGCGTCTAACTCTTCGAGCTTTTCCACGTTGGCCTCGATGCCGGCGTCTAGGAATTTTTGATAGGATTCCGACATGCTGTAACCGTCGGGGCTGCTAGGCTCGAATCCTTCACGCCATGCGTTGATGCTGGCTAAAATGTTGTTTAGCGGTCCGCTTTGTAGCGTCGTGATCCATTTCTCAAACTGAAGGTTGAGGATTTCCCAGACGTTGCCGGAGGTGAGAATTTTAATTCCTCCGCTGAGTGCGTTGCCAATGTTCTGGCCGAGGCTTGTGAAATCGTAATTATTCAATTTCTCTAAAGCTGGGAGTAGCTCGCCGATGACGCCGGCGGTGAAGCCGGTGAAAAATTGCTGCTGTTTTGTTGGTAGCTCGTTGATGAGGTCGTCGGCGCGGGCCATTTCTCCGGCGAACTGCTGCATGAGTCCCGGCATGCGGCCGAGGAACTGGGAGGCATCGTCCACCTGGCCGAATACGTTGATGAGTGAGCCACCGGATTTGCCGAAAATCTCCATGGCTTTGGCGGCACGCTCGGCGGGGTTGCCGATGCGCATGATGGCGTCGCCAATGGCGGAGAATTGTTGGGCGGGGTTTTGGTTGAGCAGGTCTTTGGCGGATAGGCCGAGGGTGGCGAATGGATCTTTGCCGCCACTGGCTGCGCCGATGAGGGCCTTCTGCATTTTTGCGATGTCTTTGGCAGCACCTTCGGCGGCGACTCCGCCGAGTTCGTAGGATTTCCGGAGGAGCATCATGTCGGCGATGGCGATGCCGGTGTTGACGCTGGCATCGTCTAGGGTGCCTGCCATCTCCATGGTTTTTTTCATGCCGACTCCAATGGCTGCTGCTGTTGCAATAGCAATGGCTGCCGCTGTGCCTACTATGCCTCCACCTATTTTAACTGCCTTGCCACCAAACTCGTTCAGGGATTTTCGGGCATTATTTAAGCCTTTTTTGAATGAGGCGTCGCGGAGTGATAGGCTGGCGTAGATGCCGCCGATGGAGCGTGATTTAGCCATGGTCGTTAGTGGGTGCGCTGCGGCGTGTGAGCGCCATGAGTGCGGATTTCAGTTTTGCCTCTGAGGCTTGGGGGTTGCTGCGTTTTCGTTTTGCCCTGGTGGATGGCGGCAGGAAATCGTCGAGGGTGAGGTCTCCGCCGTTGCGACGTTTTAGGCCACCTGCTAGGGCGATGATGTGGCGGGTGGTGGCGGCGCGGAGGTCCTTGCGGGATTCCCGCTCCTGCCATGCCTCGAGGTAGGCTGTGGCATGGTCTGGGTGCAGGGCGTTCCACTCGTGCTCGGTGAGGCCGAGTTCTATTTTGGCAAACGCGATTTCTTGGAATTCGTTTTTTTTTCCGGGGTGGGTGACATCTCGGCGACGATGGCACTGAGGGCGGCGTGGATGGCCGGGGCCTCGGTCTCGTCCTCGATGCCGACATATAGCTCCTCGGGCGTCGGGTAGTCTGCCAAGGCGTCCGGTGGGAGGAGGAGCCAGAGCAGGGAGGCGACGGCGGAGGTGGCGCGAGCGGGATCTGAAAAATCCCGGTGGGTGGGTGCGCCGCCGATTTTGGAGGCGCGGAAACGAAAACGTTTCTGCGCCTCGACAGTCCAGGCGAGGTTCACGGATTTCCCAGCGATGCGGACGGTGTGCATGATGTTAGGCGGATGCGGTCCAGGTGACTGCGCCGGTGATTTTCAAGGAGCAGGAAAATCCGACCTTGTCGTCGAGCGTGCCGTCCACGTTAGGCGTGCCGATGACTGCGGAGAAATTGTGCCGCGATCCGTCGGAGTAGGTGACGACGACGGCGGCGACTGCGCCGATGTTGTCCTCGAGGTAGTTCTGCCCGGCGTTGTCGGCGTCGTAGTTTCCGGTGAGTTCGAGCGAGCCGTTATCGACAAGCCCGCCGATGAACTCTCGTGCGTTGCCAGCGCTGCCTTGGGAGGTGACGTCAATTTTTGTGACGTCGCGGCCGGAGACGCTGACGTCGAGGAGTCCGCCGATGGCGCTGCCGCCGACGGTCACTGTGGTGCCAAATGATTTGATTGCCATGGTCGTTTTATGTTAGTTCGAGAGGGTGGAGACTCGCAGGTCTAGGGTCTCTCCGTAGAGTCTGGTTTCGCGCTCGTAGGTGGAGCTTTCGCCGGAGTAGCCCATGGAGACATTGGAGGGGCCGTCTAGGTCGCGGCCCTCCAGCTCGGCGCGGATGATGGAGACGAGGGCGACGGCCTGCGCTTTGCTGGCGGCCCATGCGGAAAATTGCACCAGGGGAAACGAGACGTCGCGGCGGCCGTCAAGATCGGTCTCGCCGGAGCCGCTGACGGTCTGGGCGACGAGGTAGGGCGCGAGGGTGGCGGCGTCTGCCACGTCCCAGAAAAACCGATCTCCGATGATCTCGGTGAGGGCGACACTGCCGAGGACGGCGTCGTAGATGTCGGACTGGTAGCTCATGAGGATCTAGCGGCGAGTCTGGCGGCCACGCGGGTGAGGTGTTTGTCGAGACCGGCGGCCATGGCAGACAGGACCTCGTCCTGGGCGGAGTCGATGGCGGGGCGGATGAATGGTTTTGCGGCAGAGTGAGAGGTGCCGTATTCGACGAGGTGTGAATAATTGTTTGGATCCGCCATTTCCTCATAGGTGGCGCCGGTGGTGGGATTGGTGCGGGTGACTTTTTTCCGCATGCCACGCCGGGGACCGACGCGGGCGCTGGTCACGCCTTTGGTTTTCTTTACGCTCAGGCTGATGGACTGCATGAGCAGCCCGGTATCTTTGCTGTTTTTTGCGTAGCGTTTGGCCGCCTTGCGGATCGGGACGGCACCGGCGCGGAGGACTGCTTTTTCTGCGGCCTTTTGCAGCTCTGGCCCGAGCGCAGCTAGCCGGGACTCCATGGCGCGGAGTCCGTCGAGGGCGATGCTGACTGTGGGGGATGCCATGGCTCTAGCTGATGGATTGGGTGGCGACGGTATCGAGGAGGAGGAACTCGCGGCGGCCCTCTTCGGTGGTGCCTCGGATGTCGTAAAATTTTGACCGATAGAAAACGCGGTAGTCGGTGGAGGTTAGGGTGCGGAAACGGATGCGGAATTGCTGCGAGTCCTGGGAGCGCTCGGCATCGGCGAGGATGGACTCGCGGCCGGTGTGTTTGACCAGCTCGGCGCAGACGGTCATCTCGTCGGCCCAGGTCTCGACGCGTGAGCCGGTGGCGTCCTTGGACACGACGCGGCGCTGCATGACGATGCGGCGATCTAGGCGGCCGGGATTCATGCGGACCACCCCGCAATCTTTTGGGCTTGGATGAGTGTGGTTAGGCTATACGGCAAATCGGAGACGCTGGAAAATGCGAGGGGCGTGCGCTGCTCGTAGAGGTGAGCGGTGAGGAGCTTGACGGCGTGCCGGTGCATGGCAGGCGCGGAGGAGTGACCGGCGGTGATGTCGATGCGGATGGCGTCGGGGCGGTCGTCGAGGATGGGGAGTGAGCCGAGGAACTGGATCAGGCCCGGCTCGTAGCCGGTGACGACGCGGTAGGCGGCGGCGTCCATGACGGTGAGGGTGCTGCTACCGGGGGCGTAGTAGCTGACGGATTGGACGGAGACGAGCGGGGCGCGGTAGATGCGGGCGGTGCTGAGTTCGCCCTCTAGCAAATCCGGCCAGGTGGCGGCGGTGAGCCGGAATGTGTGGGCGACTGAGACGCGGCCGCTGACGGCATCGACGTATTCGCGAGCCACGGAAATGAGGGCCTCCAGCGTCGCCAAGTCATCCTCTGAATCGACGCGGCTGTGCGCCATCATCTGCTCGGCAGTGACAGGCTCAGACGCAGGCGCGGCGAGGATGGTGTATTGAGGACGCATGGAGGCTGGGATTATTTGCCGGATTCTTTGGCTGGCTTCTTGGCCGGGGCAGGTGGCTCGGAATCCTCGTCGGTGACGCGGACGGCGGCGCGATCTGCAATGAGCAGGGCGGCTTCCTTGTCGGCGATCTCGTGGATGGTGCCGTTCTCGCGGTGCTCGGAATACACGGCGACGTTGCGGATGAATTTGATTTTCATAACAGTTTATCGGAATGGTTGGAGTTTCATAACGGTCTAGCGGTTTAGGCGTAAGGGCAGGGAGGCACGGCCTAGACCGCGCCTCCCTGTGGGTGGGTTTATGCGCCGAGGGCGTCGAGCATGGCGGCGAACGATTTGGGCCGGATGACTCCGCCGTCGTAGTAGGTGTTTGCCACGAGGGTGTGTTGGCCGACCTTTGCGTTGGCTGAGTCGCGGATCAACTCGAGGTTCATGCCGCCCCAGAACGCCATGATGTAGTCCGAGAAATTCCCGAAGAAAATCGCGGATGCCACGGAGCTGGAACCCTTGGTGAGGGTGCGGCTGATCGCGTTGGAAAACGCGATGGGGTAGCCGTTGACGGAGTTAGGGTTGCGGTCGTCGAGCAGCATGATGCTGTCGGTGCTGGCGACCTTGGGCGTGGTCTTGAGCTTGCCACGGATCTGGCCGTTTGAGGCGTAGGCGAGGCGGCCGATCAGGGCGTTGTCGGTGTCCACCTCGGTTTCCAATCCGACGAGGTGCGCCCATGTCGGAGCCGCGCCGTTCGTGCCACCGGCGACGCTGCCGATGCCGGCGGTGCCTGCGATGCCGTTAGCCTCGGAGGTGCCACCGCCGTGGAAGAATGCTGCCTCGGAAACGGAGAGCATTTGCGCGGCGAGGTGCATGCGGACGAATGCCTCGATGTTTACCGAGGACTGCATGAGCAGTTGATCGGAAATATCGATGAACGCTGGCAGGCGTTTGGGCGAGAGCGAGAGCATGGCCGTGGTGGGGCTGACTTCGCCGGCGGCCTCGTTCTCGGTCTTTTTGACCGGGGCGGTGCCTGCGATGATGCGCGGGAGGTCGAGGTTCATGACGAGGCCCTCGAACACGGTAGCACCTAACGAGCGCATGATGGAGCCGTTGAAAAAGTCGTCGGCGAGGCCGCGCTTTTCGGTGCCGACGGTCATGCCGCCTTGGTCGCCAGAGGTGCCGCCGGTGACGGTGATGTCGCGGTTTTCTTTCCGGACGATCATGCGAGGGAGCATGATGCCACGGTTGGCTCCGATGCCTGCGGCGCGGGCTTCGCGGAAACCTTCGGCGACCATCTCGGCCTCTAGTCCCTCGAGGGCGGATCCATCTGCGAGGGAGCGCAGGGCGACGCCGATGTCGAAGCGGTTGATGTCGCGCTCCTCGTTGCGAGTGAGCTGAGGGATGGCCTGGGACTCGCGGGCGAGTTGGCGCATCTCTGCGTGAAGCGTGGCGTCCACTCCGTCGATCTCGGTCTCCATGGAGGCGAGGCGCGTGGCCTCGTCACCGGTGAGGGCGCGGTTCTCGGTTTGGGCGAGGTCTAGGGTGTCGCGGACTTGCTTCATGAGCGAGCCGCGCTTTTCTTGCAGTTGTTTTAATTTCATGGTGTGAGTGTCTGTTTCTCAACAGTCAGAGGTGGCGGTTAGGAGACGGGGAAATTCTTCATGAGCGACATGCGGCGCTTCCAGTGGGTGACGCTGTGGATGCCGCCGGATGCCGGGGACTGCCGGGTCTCGGTTAGGAAATCTTGATGCGAGCGCATGGCGATTTCCGCGCCGGTGTGCGGCTCTGCTCCGTGGGTTTTTAGGTAGTCCACGAGGGCGGTGATTTGCGCGGCGATCGCGTCCACATGCGCGGTGGCAAATGCGGCGAGGTCTCCGGCGGGTTGGTCGCGGAGGTATTCCAAGCTGTTGGTCATCCATGCGATGAGAGGCTCTAGCATGCTGTTTGCATAGGCGGCCCCTGGGGTGAGTGTGGTGTCGTGGCCGTAGTAGGCATAGTCACGATTGCCGACGTTCTCGGTGGCGTAGCGACCGCGCATCTCGACGGTGAGCGAGGTTCCGAGGTAGGCCGGCCATTTGACGGGGTTGACCTCGAACAGGCGGGCGTCGGTGATGGTGCGGACGTCCATGTCCACGCCGCGTTTTTCCCAGGTCTCGCCATTTTCGCGGGGCAGGAATTCGAATGAGGTGCCTTTGATGATGCCCATGTCCACCAGCGTCATGAGGTCGCGGCCCGCTTGGGTGTCGGGCACTTTGGCCTCCCAATCCATCGAGCGCTCGGTGGTGGTGATGGTGAGGTTTTCCCCGAAAATGGCGAATGCGGATAGCGGGTCATCGGCATGGCCGGCGGTGGCCACGATGTCGCGATCCTCTGCTAAGGATTTGGCGAATGCGTTAGGGGCGATGCGCTCAACGAATGGCCTAACTTTTCCGCTCTTGTCGCGGCGTTGCATGACCTGAGAGTCCGCGTTGAAGGGGATGCTGCCAGCGATGACGCCGACGAAGCCCGCGGCTTTGTCCTGGTCGCTGAGTGAGCGGCATTCGAGCGAGGCGATGCCGCGCACTTCGGGGGTGTTGGGAAATTTCGTTTTCATGCTGCGGGTGTGGCGGCGGGCTGGGGTGCGGTGGCGGCGGCTGCTGCCTGGGCGGCGCCGCCGGTGTTGTTGAATGGCTGGTGGTAGTCGTCGCCACCCACTGCCAGGAGAGGCTCGCCGAGTTTGGCGCGGACGTCGTTGACGCTGTAAACGCCGATGCCGCGCATGGTTTGATAGAAATTTGCACGGGCCTCGAGGGCGACGTTGGCCAGCTCGTCGCGGTCGAACTCGAACCGATAGCCGGAGCGTTGCTCGGCGGAGGTGAGGAGGGTTTGGCCTAGCGATTGCTCCCAGCCGACGAGGTGGGGATCTAGGCAGAAATTTAGGAAACCGAGAGTCATTTGCTCGATGCCGCTGCCCCAGGTGGTGGCGGATGGATCGCCGATGAGAAACGCGGGGATGCGATAGAAACGCGCAATTTCCTGAAGCTCGAACCGGCGCGATTCGAGGAACTGCGCATCGGTCATGCTCATGCCGTTAGTCTGCTGGAATTTGAACGCGCCGTTGAGAATGGGTGTGCGACCGAGTGCGCCGTTGGAGGTGTTGCGGTCCCACTCGCTGCGGACGTCGTCTATCACCTCTTTGCGGTGGACTGTCTCGCTGGTCAAAATGCCAGGGAAACGAGCGCCGTTTTTCATGAGCGTGCCAGCCGCCTCGGTCTGGATCATGGCGGTCCCGATGGATTCGCGCTGGTGCCGGATGGGGCTGATGCCGGTGTATCCGTCGCGGGAGAGGCCTCGGACGTGGATGAGGTCGTAGCGGGTGAGCATCTCGCCCATGTAACCGTAAACGATAAATTTCTCGCCGTTGCTGCGGTGGATGAGTTGCGGGGCGACGTCGCACGGCTCGAGCCATTGGATGGAGCGGGGTGTCCCGAATGCGTCGCGGAACACGCGGGCATAGCCATTGCCGCCGAGGCCCTTGCCGGTCTCCATGAGCTGCCGCAGCTCGAATGAGGTGTGGAGGTCCGAGGGGTATTTCCCGATGAGCTGGATGGCAGCGTGGTCGGTGATTTCGCGGGGGCCTTTGGGCGTGTCTTGGTAGAGGTAGATGGGGAGCTTGGCGACCATGTCGGCCAGCAGCGAGACGCAGGCCGTAACGGCGGCGACGTTGAGGGCGGAGTGCTCGTTGACGACGGCTCCGGATTTGGCGGGGCTGACGACGAGGTTGCTCAGGCTGGACCGGAGCGAGCCGCTCGAGATGCTGCGGAGTTCGGGCCGGGTGCCGCGCACACGGCGCTCGATGGCAGGCAGCTCAACTATGGGCTGGCAGGGCACGGCGGAAACTCCCTCGCCACCCCTGGAGGAGCGACGAGAGAGAAACCCTGAACCGAGAGCAAGTATGTTTCGCAACATTCCTGCGTTCATTCCTGAGTAAATTGGGTGATTTAGTCAAGAAAAGGATTTGGGGGTGTGGATGGGGTGGGGAAGGAATTACGCATTTTGCGTAAAATAAAACTTGTGTGGTGTTACGCACCGTGCGTAATGTCTCCCCAGTTGCACGACGCAACGCAGACAGAACCCGAACTACCCCCACAAATTATGACCACCATCAAATCCATCCGCGAAGCACTCTCCAACCTCGATCAAAACGCCATCCTCTGCAACCTCCCCGATTCCGAGTTTGTCACCGGCGGCGCAATCACCGACGCCTGCCGTGTGGCCGGTTACGACGAGTCCGGCCGCGTGACCGTTAATAACCTCAACGCATGGAACATGACGGTTGCGGTGTTCGGCGAGCACATCGCCCCTGTCGATACCATCACAATCACCGAGCGCAGCACTGGTAAAAAATTGACCATCCATTCGGTCACTGGCGATTTCGAGGATTATTTCGTGACTCGCGAAGGCGAAGGCGATGAGCCGGTTTTCGATACCGACGAATCCGAAATCGCCTCGGCCATCTCCAATCGATAATCCAAACCCCAGCCGGGTCCAATCCCCGGCTTATTTTCCAACGCATGAAGACAGGCTAAATTCCACCAATATGAACAAAAACGAAAAAATCAATTCATGGCTTTCGAGCTACATTAAAGGCATCGAAGCGGAGCACACGAAGCTCATTGACAGTTGCAAAGAGATGCTTGCCCTCACAGAGGGCTGGATGATCGTGGAAAAAGAACAATGGGAAAGACCACATGTTTGCGTCACTCCCGCAAGTCAAAGAGTTGATGGGACGACTTGGATAGAATTTTCGGTGTGCTCGCCAGCAGGCTGCTACGAAGGGTTTACCGAGGAAGTCGTGGATACCGAGTGGCTCGATATAGCTGTCACTTTTGACGAGATCATGGACAATTGTGGCGACCTCGAATTGGAGGATTTTGACAAGATGATAGAGATCATTCAGGAAGCACGCGCCCGACGATTGGCTCTAGAATCTCCCGAGAACAACGCATGAAAACGCAGACAGACTACTCGGAAAAAATCAAATCCATGCGCCTCCAGCGAGGCATCACCACGCAGCAGCTCGCGGAGCGGTGCGGGGTCTCACGCCGGACGGTGGAGGGATGGGAGCAGGGGCGCACGCCCAGCAATACCGCGCTCACGATCCTGCGCCGCTGGCTGGCTCAAAAATAGATGAGCGGCCCGGCGGCTTCTTGCTCTCGGGTGGCGGCTCGCCCGAGGGCAAACATGGTGCCGATGGCGGGGTCGATCTTGTTGGCGGCGGATTCTTTCCGAGGATAGACGTTGTCTTTTGGGTCGGGGGTGCCGGAGACATTGGCGATTGCCCAAGCTAAAACGGGGTCGCCGTCGTGGATGATTTTCCCGCTCTCGATCAGCGCCTCGAGGTCTTTCATGGGCTGGCTCATGGTGAGGGTCTGCTGCCGGTAGGCGACGACCTCGACGCCGGCGCGTTCGTATTTCGCCTGTTCACCCCACATCCGCGTGGGGTCGATCACGAATTCTAGCACGTCGTATTCCTCGATCAGTGAGAGGATGTCCTCGCGCAGACTCTCGAAATCCATGGTGCTGTCGCCTGCGGTCTCGAGGTGCCCCTGGATGTGCCATGTGCGGTAGTGCTGGTTCTGCGGCTGCTGGATGGTTTCCGCCGGTAGGTAGTATTTCCCGAACAATGCGTAGCGGCCCTCAGGCAGGCAGAACAGTTGCATCACCGCGGTGAGGTCGAGGTGAGACGCGAAATCCGCCGCGATGTAGCAGGGAAATTCTTTGAACTCCTCGCGGGTGATTTTACGCTCTAGCAGGTTCCATTTAGCCACGTTGTAGTAGGCATTCCGCGCCGAGACCCAGAGGTTGAGGTGTTTGGTTTTGTAGCGGTTTTGTTTGTTCGGATTTTGGCGGGCGCTGTTGAGTTCTGCCTCGAGGAAATCGACATCGATCGAGACGCCGAAATTTGGGTTGGCTTTTTGCAGGGCCTCGAGCGTGTCCCATTGGTCCTCGGGATCGATGGTGTAGATGATGGCAAATGTCGTTTCGTCCTGGAATCCCTCGTGGTTGCCAAGGATGCGCTCGCAGAGTTTCCAGTCCTCGCGGCATGGCCCGGCGAGGTCAGAGCCTGCGGTGGATGTGACCAGGGACAATGGCTGTGAGCGGGCACCCATGCCGGTTTCAAATGTGTCGATGAGCTCGCTGGTTTTGTGCTCGTGGAACTCGTCCACGATGCCACAATGCGGGCTGGCTCCGTCGCCGGGTTTGCCGATCACGGGCACGAATTTCGAGCCGTCATCTTCGCCGACGAGCGTGGCGGCGTTGATGGTGATGCCGAGAAATTCAGCTAGCTCGGGATCGATTTGGAGCATGCGTTTCGCGGGGATCCAGACCTCCTTCGCCTGCGCCTCGGTGGTCGCGCCGCAATAAATTTCCGCGCCCGGCTCGTTGTCCAGGCGCATCATGAACAGGCCGATGGCTGCCGCGAAAATGGATTTGCCGTTTTTGCGGGGCACGTAGAGGCGCGCTTTTCGGAATCGCCGGTAGCCGGTTGATTTGCGCACCCAGCCGAAAATCGAACAGACGATGAATGTCTGCCATGGCTCGAGCCGGATGGTCTGCGCCTCGCCGGTGTGCGGGTCTTTTTTCGCCCATTTGCCCTTGGTGTGCGGGAGCAAATTCATAAATTTGCAGGCGCGGTTGGCTTTGGCTGCGTCGAATTTGAAAGGGAATTTCCGGGTCCGGCTGGCGGCCATGTCGCGCCGGTGCCGCTCGCATGCCTGGCGCACCTGTTTGCAGGCGATGATTTTCCCGCTCAACACGCCGGCAACATAAGCCTCCGCCGCCTGGACATGCGGGAAATCGACCGTCTTACAGGTCCGCGAATCGCGATTTTTTGGCATCGATTAGAGCAATGACTTTTCCGCGGCTCGCCGGGGTCAAACCACCCTCAGAGAGCGAGCGGAGCTGGATGTTAGTTTCGGCGACGATGACCGTGTGGGCCGGGTTTTTGGTCCACCCTTTGACCGGATCCTCAAATATCACTCCAAGCTGATTGATCATTTCTTGGGCCTCCCTGTATCGCTCGAAGGATTCGCACAGCTGTTGCAGCCAAAAGCGATCGACCTGGAAGATTGTTCCCGCCGCTGTGAGCTCTGTCGCCAAAATTTTCCAAGCTTCCAGAGCCACCCCCGAGAAATAAACTGGTGCAGGCCCCAGCGGCGTCTTCATGCGCGGCTCGTTAGGCCGGGCATGTTTTGACCCCGCAGCCATGAGGACGACGTTTGATTTTTGTTTTGCTCCTTTTGCCATTGACAGCTCCTTAGCGGGTAGGGTGCCTAAAAATTCCAATTCCGTCCACGCGGAAAAAAGGGATCACGAACGGTGGTGGTCCATAGGGGTCCAGACTTTCGACCCACCCCCCAGGGGAGGGGAGACAGGGCGGGCA